ACAGCTGCTCGAATTTCGGTGTACTCAAGTCCATTGGTCAACTCACCCAATGTGGTTTCAACACCATTCAGGCCCAGAACCGTTTGATCCAATAATGTCTCGAGATCCGGAATAAGGTTGTTGACCCAATTTGCAATGGCATCTTCGACTGCAGTTCGGTCTGTCTCAGCCGCTGACTTAATGACTCCCAAATCTGAAAGAGCCTGTAGGATGGCTGCATCGAGACTTGGCAAAGCTCCATTGACCAAATCTGTGATGTCGATCCCAAGAGCAGCTGCAAGAATGTTGATACGAGATGTCAGCTCTGCATCAATATAATCTCGGATCTCCTGGATCTCAGCGTCTGTATAGGTCTTGGCTCCAAGCTCAGCACCATACACCCGGGTCAGCGCATCAGATGCTGTTCCCTGAGCTGTGTCAGCTGATGTTTGAGCTGTAGCCGTCCGTACCGTGTTTAGGTCTAGAGCGGCTGCGACTTCAATGAACGTGTCTGGTTCTACAGCCATCAGATAAACCCTCGCTCCGTCAGCTTGTCATGATTGTCAGTCTCTGTGACCTGCATCGTGTCTTTGGCTTCCACGCGCATGCAGAGGCTCTCATACAGCTGCTGCAGAGCCATGCCGCGATTGACATGAGCCTCACCACCCATACCGATCAGCACACGGCTGGCAACGTACAGCTCAAGCGGTTCAGACAGGATGGGAGAAAGGTAGATCTTTTGAGCCAACACATCATTGCAATCAGTGAGCAACTTGGGGTGATAGGCTTGATACTCGACTGAAAGGTTACGGCCTTGCTCCGGCTCTTTGACATAGAGTGTGTTGTACTCCAGCGTCTTCACTGAAGCGCTGTCACCATTGTCATTGATGGGAATCTCAACCTGGGTCTCATCATCAGTCATCGGTTCTTGGATCACACCAAGGATCTTGATCAGATCATCTTTGAAAGGATCATTGGCTGTGTCTGCCAAGTAACGCGGATTGGTGTTGGTGATGTCTGTGTTTGAGACTGCATAGTCTGTCGACAGATAGTAGGTCTTGATGGCTTCATCGAGCACAAGAGTAACATAACGCTTTTTATGTGCGAATCTGCTGTACAGTTGGATAAGCCCACTGTTCGTGAATCCAAGTACCTTGTTCTGATGATCTGGGTGGATCTCACCTGCCCCACTGGAACCAGCAGCAACACTGCTCAGATGTTCAAACGATAGCTTTGCATAAAATTCTTCAAGGGTCATGTGAAACTCCAAGCGTAGTTAGACGATGTACGAAGACATGGGAGAATGGCTGTCATCGAACTCATCCGCGATCTCCCACATTCCGTTTTCGGTCTGTGCAAGGGGTGAGGCTTCGCTTGGCTTCCAAGCGTTAAGATACGGCAACATGGACACTGTGTCGAGGCAGTCATCATTCTTTGATTTGATGCCGGTCAGAGTGGTCATGCTAATTTCGTTGATGAACTCTCCCACGATCAGAGATGTCTTCATCTCAACAGGAAAGAAGATCTTGCCTGCTTTGAACTGGGGAACCACGAGATTGAAACGTGCCAGCTTGTCTCCTTCGGGTTGGATACCTGCTTTGCCATTTCTTCCTTGGGCCAGATTGAACCAGATGTTTCTGGTGATCATCTGATCTTGGATCCAATCAATAAACGCACCTTGTTGGCCGGCAATCTCAACACCCACTGACTGAGGCTTGTAGGTCTGAGCCAAGCGAAACAGGTCATTGATGTTCTTGTCCATGGTCTGCTTGACGCAGGTGCCATCTACCCAAAACCAATCTCCATTGGCACTGTAGGCCCAGACAGAGATGACAGAGAAGTCAGCAGATTGTTTGGCTTTGGTGGCAAAGTCTGTGGTGATGTAGAAGTTGAACTTGCCGCGGTTGCTGAGCACAGACGAACGTTTGTACCATTTGATCTCTTCATCCTGAACCAGACGTTCTTCTGATGAGGTGATCCTGAGCATAAGCTCCTGCATGAAGGCAGCCATCTTACCTGTGGCGGCTGCCACCTCATACTGTTCGAGCACGAACTCATAGGTGAAACGGTCTTCCCAGGCTCCTGAGAAATCCTCCTCTGAACAAGGAAACCTCTCGCAGATCGGATACACGTTGACGTGCCACCCACCCGATTCAACGGCTTCGTAGAGGATGTCGTTTTTGTTAAAGGGGGTTCCGTTAAAGATGATCTTACGACGACCAGGATGCAGCGCATAATCCACACCTTTGTAGACCGTGTCCTTGATCGCTTCCATCGCCACCTTAGACTTGGCATCATCATCTGAGACCAGATCATCGAGCACAGCCAGCACAGGACGTTTACCAAAGATCTTCGTACCACGCAGACCGGTCTTGGCACCAAACATCTTGCAGCCCAGCTGGTGACCTTCTTTGTTTTTGAACTCGAGGTAGTTGTCTGTGAACTTGGCTTCAGGCAACCATTCCATCAGGAATTCTGAGTTGTAGTACCGGAACTCAATGTTCTTGCGTGCAGACTTCACACCGTTGTCCATGGAGTCAGACACGTAGATCATTCCATCGATCTCACCGAAACCTTCGATCTCGCCAAAGACTGCCACATAGAGAACCAAGTATTCAAACATGAGCGTGGTCTTTGCCATGCCCCGTGCACAAAGGTTCGCAATCCGCTTCTTGGTTCCAGCAATCTCATCGAGCATCATCAGATGCACAACAGGTGTCAGGTTCTGCTCCCCTTCCCCACCATTCACCAGTTTGATGAAGTTCATGAAGTTCAGAGCAAAGGTAGATGGTACATAGTTGCCGGTGTTAATGTTCTTGTAATCGACCTGATTGAGCCAATCATCAACAGGTTGTTTGATCAGTCCCCGCTTTAGAAGCTTCGCGCTGATCGCTGCTGCTTCGTCAATCGGACTCTCTTCCAAGTGAGCTGGATCAAGTGTCTGCATCTAGACCACCATCTTCTTGGTTGTCGGATAGGAATAGGTGCTCTCAAAAGACATCCCACATCCCCTGCACCGGTACTCAAACTTGATTGGATTACTGCCCTCTACGACGCTTGCCCGATACATCTCAACATCACAGCAGATCACTTTGATCACGTAGGTCTTAACCTCTTGTTGGATAATCTTAGGCATGCTCATTACTCCGGCCGAAACGATGTCAAAGGATTGGCTTTACTCACGGTCCCAGGTTCATGTGAGCCTGTCGTGGCATCCGGCACGGATGCCGAAGACGGCTCTGGCTGAAAAATTGACTTCAACTTATCTTCTTTGGGCGTCACATCTTTTGCAGTTGCCTCAATCATATCATGTTGGTGTGATGTGGTGTGGTGTCCCAAAGCAGGCAAAGGAGAACCAAGCTTCTGATGAGCAATCTCCCGTGTCGTCACACCCTGTCCAATAAGCTCCTGCTGTCGCGTAGCCATGGCATTCAGCATGATCTTAAGCTCGCTCATACCCTCTGACTCACGGATCCCAATATCGACCTTCATCTGCTTGGTCTCAGGTGGCTTCAAATGTGTCAGCAAAGAGTTAGCCGCGTCCGTTCTCACCTTCTCACTGTTGGCGTTGATCATAAGATCGGCCTGAGTATTAATCGCTCTCTGGAAGTGATCTTGGTTCAACACCCAAGAGGGAACCATGGATTGATGTAGGATCAGGTTCACCAGCTTATTCTTGTTATACGCCGACACGTAAGCCGAGATATCCTTATCCGTGGCTCCCCTCGCCACCAGTGCCTTATACCGCTCCGGAAACGCTGCCTTGTACGCATCCTGGTTGGTTCGACCCATCAGCTTATAACTGACATAGGACACCGCATTGAGGTAATCCTCAGTCTTGAACTTACCCTCTTCAAGCACCTTGATGTACGAGACAAAGTTATCCCTGATATACTCAGCTGTCTCTGGTTCAGAAGCGATCGTGTTGATCTTGTCCGCAAACTCTTGCGTAGCTGCTGTTCTAAGATGCTTAGGTAAACATTCTTTAAGCTCAGGTACAGTAAGCATATATCATCTAACCTTATGAAATATTAAGAGATTATACCCTTAGATATGTTTACAAGCTTTAGGTAGTCAATAGGTTTTCTTGTACTATCTAGTTTATCTTGTATAAGTAATATCCCTTCCTACGGAAGTACTACGTACTTCCTAGTCGGGATATTACATCAAATATATGTATAGGAGATGTAGGTATGAAAGGTTCTAATATACTAAGCTTCTCTAAAGGAAGAGTACTTAGAGATATTAAACAAAACAGACTGTTACCTCTATATGCCACACGCGCGAGCATAGACTCAGGTGACTGGATAGATGAGCCTTATTCCCTAGGAGAACTGGTCTGGAGCCAAGGATTCAAAGCCAGGGAAGATACCGCAGACACACAGCACATCATCACCCCTGTCACCACACAAGATGGCCGTAGGATCGACGTTTGTCTGATAGTTTCATGGGTCAAAAATCCCTCATAATATTTTTAGAATTTTTTGTGTGGTAGGGTCTCAGAAAAGTACCCTAGAGGTGTCTGAAGCCTCTCTCTTACACTGTGGATACACACAGAAAGAATACCCCCCCCCACCTTCATTTCTCACCCTAGATGTACCTACCCCCTTCACCAGTGCTCCGCACTCTTTGGATCAATCACGGTCCATCCCTAGCTAGGAGCTCATCATGTCTATCCTCGTCAACGTACGCACCACTGCATCTGACTCACTGTCAGTCATCTCCACCACTGCTAACGTCATCAGCAGAACAATCGGCTCAGCATCCATTGCTGTCGATGTCATGGAGGACAACCTCAAGACTTGGGCTACCGAGTCCAAGATCACCAACAAGCTCGACGCCAAGGAGCGTATCTCCTCTAAGCTCTCAGAGCGTGTAGCAGAGCGTTCACGCGCAATGCTCAAGCTCGACGCAGAGCTCGAGTCCAATGCCCCTCTCAAGCAGCGCTACGATGCCATCATGGCTGAGTACCAAGCCGCTCTTGCTGAACTCTAAATCAATGCTGCACTCCTTCGGGAGTGTGGCTCTTCTTTTTTACACAACGACACTATCTCCGATAGAGGTGCAGGAGGGGTATAAACAAAATCTATCACTCATGAGGGATGTTGATCAAATTACTGGATGTCACGCTGTTAACTACGGTTAACTACTGTTTTAACTACGGTTTATCTCTGTTAACTGCTGTTTCCCCAAATCCTGTCACTTCACTCCCTCATCCCACAACACATCCTGAACCCTTTCAGCATCCTCACACACCCTCAAAACAGCTCCATACAGCCCCTACTCCACCATTTAGGTAGTGGGTGCTGCAAATCCCTGTTCTCCAACGTGAGGGCTACTCCGTAGCCGTTGGATGCTTGTGGAGAAATCACTCTTCAAAAGCAAAACTCATTTCACCCTCTCAAAGGAGAACCAACATGGCCTACTCACAAATGAACTATCGCAACCCGAACTGGAACCGTATCGACGTCATAGAGACACGTCTCTTTGAGCAAATGATCAATTGTGCCGAGGTTGGTACAGAGGCTCTCAGAGAACACGACGAGGAGCTGTCCGAAGCTATGATGGACCGTCACCTTGAGCTTGAGCTCCGTATGGAACGTGTCGCCAGTATAGCAGCAAAACTATCTGCTTCTACTGGTGGTGTTCGCACCTAACCCCAAATCTCAAACTCCTGAAAGGATAATCATCATGACTCTCAAATTCACCGCACCACGTAAGCCCAACATGGATCCTCGAACCAAAGAGGACCAGATGGATAACCTGCTCTTGTTTCAGGAGCAGATGATCCGTCAGGAGATCGAACGTGGCAATGACCTATGTGAGATCATCTACTCACTGATGGACAACAACGGTCCTACAAAGCTGACAACTGTTCAGCGTGAGACTGTTCAACGTATCAAAACCAACATGGAGAACAAATCATGAACGGTATCGCAGTCATTATCTTCATGTTGGTAGCTCCTACAGCTTCTGACATTGATGTCGAAACACGTGCTTTCCCGTTGAGCCTCTACGGCTCGATGGGTGAGTGCGATCAGGCCCTTGAATGGATAGAGGAGCATCAAGCCGATCTTGATCGACACATCTGGTGCCAAGGAGAACCATCATGATCCATCTGACTCTACATCCAGAGGATACCTACGTGACTGACTGAAACTACTGTTTTGGTAATAACTAAGGGCTGCTCCGCAGCCTGTGGATTGTTGCCAAACAGTCCAGCTCTCCTTGTGAGCTAAACGCACAAGGCTTCAACCGGTGATGCTCGTTGTACCGGTCACAGCTCAGTTACAGAATCATCTGTAGCTGGGCTTCACACCCCTCACATCAGTCAGAAAGGAGGTCTCCATGGCCTTATTCATTGCATTTCTGTGCAAACATCTTGCCGCGGATAAAGAAGATCTCCTGATCTTTACTGTTGTGGCAACCATCTGCACTGCGTTCATCGCAGTGTCCCTCACCTGAAAGGTAAACCAATGAAAACTTATCCTTACATCTATCTGAAGCGTAAGCTCAGTGATCCTCAGATGGGCCTCAAACCCATCAAACCGGCAGATTACTCTGACCTGTTGCTGACCCTCACTCAGCAAAAATAATACTACTGATGGTAGCATATCTAACAAACTGTGTTAGCGTACCAACAGTTGTTTCTTTGGGGTAGATTATCTGCCCTGATCGACAATCACTCTACAACTTACGACCCAAACGGACTCGCTATGCATCCTGTGTAGCGAACCAATAATCATTGTTATAGGAGCCCAAAACAATGGCAATCGAACGCAACATCATCACCGCACCAAAGTCACCTGTTGAAGAGACAGCAGCCAACAGCAAGGCACAGCCTGTTGTATGGATGAACGTTGGTTTCACTTCTACTGATCCACATACCGGCGAAGAGATGTTTGTCTCTCTGCCACTGGGTCTCGGCATTGATACGATGCTGGAAGCCAAAGTACGTGGCAGCAATGTCGAGTACAATCAGCTGGTGCAGGCCAAGAATGCACTGTTGAAGCAGCTGCAAGACGCTGCTGGTGAGATGGCTCCAGGCGAGGAGTTCATCATCAATGACCTACAAATCCAGATGCGCCGTGTCGCTGATGCTGTAGCAGCTGGTGCACCTGGGGATAATCCTCACATGCACACGTTGAACAGCCTCGGATTCGCCAAGAAGTCAGCGTAAACCAAGAGCCTGCCCGGAGTGATCCGGGTGGGCTACTACATTTCTACTTAGATAGTATGAGTAACCTACTCAGTAGTTACTCTAGGTTATTAGGTGTCTTTAGGTATTCAGGGGCTTCCAGCCCCGTAGATTGGTCAAATTTGACCGAACTTTATTACCTATAACCTAACTCCCCAAAAAACCCCTGTTTTCACTGGACACACCCTAAAGCCATGGAGCTGCTATGTATGAATATCGTGCCTACACAGGTATTGGATCTCGAAAGACTCCACCCGTCATTTTAGAGGCTATGGAAGCCCTTGCAGGCTTCATGGCTCAACAGGACTTCACCCTACGCTCAGGCGCTGCAGAGGGCGCTGACGCAGCCTTTGAGAGGGGAGCCACAGAGTACAATGGACGGCGTGAGATCTACCTTCCTTGGCCCTCTTTCAATGGTCACCACAGCAAGCTTGAACCAAAGCAAGAAGCTTATGCGATTGCTGAATCATTCCATCCTAACTGGCCCAAGCTCTACACGGCCGGCCGAAAGCTGATGGCACGCAATGTGCATCAGATCCTGGGAGTCTCACTCCAGTCACCCACCAACTTTGTCGTGTGTTGGACACCTAACGGAAAGCTTGTGGGAGGCACAGCACTGGCAATCAACATTGCTCTCGCCAACAACATCCCCGTCATCAACCTTGGAGCACTCACGCTCGAGAATGCCCAAGCACAAATCATGGAGCTCGTATGACTGATCTCGAATTCACTTCACAGATTGCAATGGAACAGCTGTTCTCAAAGCACCAAGCAATGTCCCTCATCAAATATGAGTTCATCCAGGCTAACTTCTCTGATGCTCTCATCGAAGCAGAGATCCCCATCTCCTTTGGATTGGATCTCCTTGTCCAACTCGTGCTGCACAAACGTGCCGGCATCCCTGTCCTCGTAGCCATCTTGAAGAAACACTTCGAGTTGGAAGAGAACCCTGCACAGGCATGCGCAGACATGATCCTGATCGCCGCGGAGAAAGACTTCGTAGATTGGGATGAAATGACCCAAACCATCGTGATGACCTATGACATCACCCAAGATGTCAAAACACGTATGGCAATGCTTCAGTACCCACTGCCTATGATCGAAGAACCAGTACCGGTACGAAACAACCTGCAGACGGGATATCAAACCATCTCAGGTTCGATCATCCTCAAAGACAATCACCATGCTGAAGATGTCTGTCTGGATCACATCAACCGGATGAATCGTATTCCTCTAAGCCTGAACACAGATGTGGTTTCGTTTGTACAACACCAATGGAAGAACCTCGACAAACCCAAAGATGGTGAAAGCAAAGAAGACTTCCGCAAACGTGTCAAAGCATTTGAGAAGTACGACAAATCCTCTCGTGGTGTGATCAAAGCATTGCTGGCTCAAGGCGATCGCTTCTGGCTCACACACAAATACGACAAACGCGGCCGGACATACAGCCAAGGCTATCACATTTCGTATCAGGGATCAGACTGGAATAAAGCATGTGTGGAATTTGCTGATGCAGAGCCATTGAACAAAGAATAACCTCCCTATATGGTTATCATGTAAGGAGATCAAGGTATGACTGACAAAAACAAATGGGCAGGCTCTGCTGAAGAGCTTGCCCAGCATTATCCAGAATCCGCTGCAAACGGTAAAAACGGGTACATACGTATCTCACGGAATAACCGCGTGATGTACCTGCATAGATGGCTATGGGAACAGAAATATGGCCCCATTCCAAAGGGACATCAGATCGATCACATTAATGGTATCCGAACAGATAACCGTTTTGAAAACCTTCGTTGTATTCCTCTCAAGGGACAAAGAAGAAATGCCGCCAAACGTCAGGATAATGCCTCTGGGGTCCAAGGCGTAAGTCACTGGGAAACCACACGCCGAGGCAATCAAAAAATTAGTATGTGGCGCGCCACATGCCATGACAAAGACGGCAAGCAGAAAATCAAAACTTTCTCGATCTCCAAATACGGAGAAGAAGAAGCGTTTCGCCTAGCCTGTGAAGCCCGGAAAGAAATGGAGCAACTCTATGACTACCATCCCAACCACGGAAGATAACAAAGCCTGTATCCAGTTTGCTGAAGAAGAAACATTGAACAAGGAGTGAACCAATATGACTGATTCAAAACCACGATGTCCAAGCTGTCAAATGATCATCGACCCTCTTGGAAGCTCTCCATATTGTGACGCCTGCTTCATCTTGAGGGAGCACACAATCCGGACTCAGCCTTCAGACCTCACCACTCCAACCTTGGATGAGCTAATCACACTGCGAAGTGAGCTTCCTGAATCTACAGTTCGATCCGCACTCCAGAAGCTCATCACTCTTATGATCAACATGGAGCAACGTCGCATTGAAAGGATGACGAGATGACTGAAACTGAAAAGGAAGAACGTGACTGGGAATTCAAACAGATGCTGCTCATCGACGCAGCACATGATGAACCAGAACCAACTGTTGAAGATCATCCTTGCGCTTGGTGCAATGGTGAAGAGGAAGAACCATGCTGCTGGTGTGGCAAATAACAACCCTAGAACAAAAGGTGAACCAAATGAAGATACTTACACATTTCATTGCAGCAATCATGACTCTCTTTGTCATGGGTACAGCTGCTCAAGCAGAAGACTTCGACATCTCCTCTCATGGGGATTGGAAGGTCAAACTCTACATGGGAGAAAAATCAGCATCCTGTGATCTCGTCACCAAAGTAAACAATGTTCAGTTGAACATAGAATTCTGGGATGACGACAGCGTGTCTCTGGTTCTCCATCTGTTTAATAACGAACTAGAGCCAGTACCTTCACAGGTAAATCTACGTTTTCAGATTGATAGAGAATCCCCATTCAAGCTGAATAGCGCTAGAAACTATGGAAGCTACATCCTGTTCTCACATGCTTCTTCTTCGCCTGTTTGGGGCAACTTGCTCAAAGAAATGTCTTCCGGTCAAAGACTCTACTTTCTTGATCCCAACGGTAAAGCTTATGACCCTTCTTTCAGTCTACGTGGCACATCCAGAGCCATTGCTGACTGGAAACAATGCATCAAACGTCTTGGACAAGCGTGAGGAGAACCAATGACATATCCACAGTTCAAGGCTGTTTCCCAAACACAGCGCCGTCCAACAACACTTCGGAGTATGCTTGATCATAAGCCGATATATAAACTGGTTCAGACATTCCATGTCCGTGTCCAGTTTGATCGTAACTGCTCAGGCTTTGTCTCGAGCCATCAGTACAAAGATATGTCTGCAGCAGTGAGTGCAGCCAAACGTAGGCAGGAGAAGTACAGTGGGATATCTACCTAATCCTCAACATGCTCAAATCACAGAAGTCACTATCCGTAATCCACTGCTCACATATTTCATCCGAGATAATACCAGTAAAGCTTATCTGAACTCTGCTACTGCGTATCACTGGATTGTTCCCCGTCACATGCTCACAGAAGCTTATGAACTGCTGTTGGGCAGTGTCCTTGTAAACGCTTGGCTACATGAATGCTGGCTATTTAGCTTTCGAGTACATAGTGGCCCTGCTGGCTATCCTAAAACCGTTAACACTGCCAAAAAAACAATCGAAAGACTTCTTACAAACAACCCAGACGTGACAATTTTCTACTGTAAAACCCATCTTTAGGAGCCCATCTTATGCAAACTTTCACACCTACAGAATATCTGATGATCGACATTGCTGGTAACTTTGGTCTCGACAAAGAAAGCTGGACTGATCGTATCTCATGGTTCCAGACCAATGAACCACTGCTTAAAAATCTCATTGATCAAGCAGAAGAACCAGCCCTCTACTACGCTGGCGTACAGGCCTACAGAACAGCCTCACAGGGCAAGCCTATCTCCTACCCCATCAGCCTTGATGCCACAGCCTCTGGGGCTCAAATTCTGGCTATCCTGGTTGGATGCAGCAAGTCAGCCTCTCTGTGCAATGTCATCAGCACAGGTGATCGGGAGGATCTCTACACCAACATCTATGAGATCATGTGTGCACGCCTAGGAACCGTGTCTAAGATCGATCGAGCAGATGTGAAGCAAGCTATCATGACCTTAACATAAAGGGGTCACTCACCGGGTAACTGGTGATACGCAATTCTGTGAATTCAGGGAACCTCCCAACAGGTCAAGCTGTGGACAATCCTGAGCGAAGCCAATACAAATCCGTATAAGCAATTAAGGAATGCTTCTATGGATCAATCAACCACTCGTAGCTGCAAAGAATGCGGTGAGACGAAACCTCTTCAAGAGTTTACCAAAGCCAAATTAAATGAAAATTGGAAGAAGTCTGACAACTTCAAACACCCGACGTCCCAAAGTTACCATTCGTACTGTAAGCCATGTAACGCAGCAAAAGCTCGTGCATATAGAAAAGCCTACAGTGAGAAACATGGTCAAGGGTATCGAGGGACAGGTAAACTTAAGAAGGTTCCGCCAGAGGATAGAAAGCTGATGTCTCTCATACGAGGGAGGATCACTGAAGCCAAAAGCAGAGCCAGCAAATACAATCAGGTGACCCCTGATATTGATGAGGACTATCTCTACGAGCTAATCAATCTTCAAGACCTCAAATGTGCTGCCACAGGTTGCCCATTTGTGATTGAGAAGAAACATCCTCTTTGTCCTTCATTGGACAAAATATATCCTGAATTGGGATATGTAAAAGGCAACATACAGTGGCTATCTTGGGCCGCAAACAGAGCCAAGGGTGATATGACAACTCTCGATTTTATTGAGATGTGTCGTAGAGTGGTTGAAGTATCGGAACGTGCAACGACTATCCCGTGAGGGAGTAGAGCCAAGTGGCTCGAAGCGCAGAACCCCTCGTAAGAGGGTGAAGATATAGTCTGGTCTGCATGGTAACATGTAGCGGTCCACACATGAGCAAGTGGACGGGCAAGGGAGTAACGAACCCTTGTTGAACAAAACGCATTGTATGGCTCTAAGGCTGTCCCTAAAGAGGTATTTGGTGAAGGGGAAATGCTCGACATGTTCTTGCAAGTCATGAACGAAGAAGCCCCTGGCATCTGGCAACTCAACGAAGCTCTCTTGGCTCTGTGGAATCCTGAAGCTCTGGTCTATGAGTGGACTCTTCCTGACAACTTCCATGTCAAAACCAAAGTCATGGATTTTCAACATGAGACAGTTCACTTCTTGGAACGTCCCTACGATGTTGTCACCAAGATCAACACACCCACTGAAACCGGCAAGTCACTGCCGGCCAACATCACCCACTCCATTGATGGTATGATCGTTCGTGAAGTCTCACGGCGCTGTACCTATGATCGGAGCCAAATGGTAAAGGCTATGGGTTTGTGCTTTGCAGCTATTGCTCTGTCTCACAGCTCACGTCCTGCAGATAAGATCAGCCCAAACATCTCAATGGTTCGGACCCTGGCAAAGAACTTCCACGAGACAGGCTTCCTTTCTGCTCGGATCGTGGACTACATCGACGAAGATTCAATCCACTATGCTCCCTTGGAAGAACTCTTTGACTTGCTCGACAACATGCCAAAGCACCCCTTCCCTGTTCTCTCCATCCATGACTGAATTAACGGTCCTTCAGGGAGAAATCCCTGTCGAAGAACGAGGTGAATTGCTGGAAAGCTAAGGGAGAAATCCTATGCCAATCAGCAGCCAAGCTTTGCAGGTCCAAACTGCATTGAAGGTTCAGAGACTATCCCGCAAGGGAGTAGGAGAGGGAAGTCCCCTCCGAAGCGCCTCGCCCCTAACTGCTCTGCAGAAGGGTGATGATATAGTCCGATACCACAGTGAAAGCCGTGGACTTCTTGCCAAGGTTAGGCTAAGCACAAAAACAACGTGCATGGCTTAATCAAGGTACATACAATGTTGCAAACGTGGCAGATCAAGATGAAACTAACAAAATTCAAAGTTTTGTGTGAATGTGCTCAATGCCATTCTGACTTTGAGGTTGGTTTATATGATGCGAAGAAAAGCCGGATCGGACATCTATGTAAAAAATGTACGCACCGTATCGTCAATCTTCGTGAGTTCACCCAGACAAGCCTACTCAACCTTTATGAGTATACCCCTGCCTCTGGTGAGCTGTGTCACAAACTTGATACGATTAAAGGAGCCAAAGGAGACCTTGCGACTTATCTACACAGTCAAGGTTACTTATCTGTTTCTATAGGCGGAAAAGACTATCTGGCACATCGTATCATCTGGCTTATGCAAATAGGTGTTTGGCCTGATCAAGTGGATCATCTTGACCACGATCGATCCAATAACCGCTGGAGCAATCTGCGAGAAGTATCTAGCAGGCTAAACCAACTCAACATGAGCCAAAAGAAAAGCAACACGTCTGGTGTCACTGGTGTTCGTGTCCTTCCCTCTGGGAAGTATCACGCCTACATCATGGTGAACCGTAAGCAAATCGCTCTCGGCTCATATGACAACATAGATGATGCAAAAGCAGCTCGCCAAGCTGCTGAAGCTAAGTATGGATTCCACTACAATCATGGAATCTGAAGGGCGAGAGTAACGTCTCGTTTAACAAATGGTTTCCGCGTTCATCCCAACTACGGGAATGACCTGCGTAAGCAATACAACACGATCCTCAGTGAACTCGCACAGAGCAACCTGCTTCAGTCTATCGTAAGTCAGATTGTGGGTGAGGACACGGTGGTCACTAAGTTTGGTGACATCTCTCAGCAGATCGTTAATGCCGATTATGCACTCAGCTAAACAACAGCCTCTTCCCTCACGGGGAGGGGCTATTATTTTTTCCCTGACCTACAATGATCTCTAGAAAAACCTCTAGATAGTATCTGGATTGTATCAGGGAAGTATCCTGAGTTTACGGAGCTTACGGGATTCGGCAACCCGCAAACGTACTTTCATCCCTTTTTTTGGTTGGTGTTCTCAGAAGAGAACCAGCAGCAAGAAACCAAAGGAGGTCTCCATGTAACCTCGTCACTTTTCATCAGCTGGGTAGTCACGGGCTGCCCAGCATTTGAAAACTGAAAAGGATTAATTTTATGTCACACCCTGATCCCGTCTGGAGGGTCGCGGTCATTTACCGGTGTTGTGTTCGTTACAACAAAGATCAGGAATGGTGTCTCGACCAGCTGACCCAACTTCAGAGCCACAGTGCCGAAGGTAAGGTCATCACCAATACATCTATCTCATACCTTGCCGACATATGGTTCCGTGAAACTCACAACAACTCCCATATGCGGATGGCAAGAGAAGGTTACAGAGAAAGTCTCAAATCATGAGTATGTTTTGGAGAAGAGCCAAGAAGATCAGCTCAGCCTTGCCCCCTGCCCTCACCCGTACAGCCACAGAGAAGCTCATGATGTTGGGTCTCCCAGCTGTGCTGAACATCTATGTGGATCACATGATCATGCGAGATAGACATGAAGACATTGATTACAAAGCACTGGAAAAAGCAGCTGACAGGTTGCGTCAAATTGCTTGGAAAGCCGAGCGCAGACAAAAAGGATATAAGACATGATTGAGGAAATTCAGGCGATCCTGTCCCTACTTGATAAGATTTCAGACGGTGCGCTAGATTTTGTGCGGGTGGTTACGTGTGCTGAAATTGAATCCAAGAAGCCGGAATGAAGCGCGTGATTTATTGCGAGGAAAAATGGCACGTCACATGGGACTGGTTCCCTTGGGACTGGTCCACGTTCGGCTGGCATACAATGCAGTTTGATGGTGTGATCTACAAAGCGCTGAACATCGGGCCGCTGTCCATCCACAACGATTGGGTTCCCGTAGCAGCAAAGGAGGGCCTGGCAGATGAATGACCCGCGCATTAGGAAGGCTTTTGGATATCGGTTGCGGGCGAGTGTCAGTCACCAAGACGGCGCAGACAGTTTGGCCCCCTCTTTGATTTTTGCTGACGCTGATTACGATATCGGAGATGGCAGGATCGGACTGCATGAAGACGACAAGCAGGCCAACGAACCTGCAATCATATACGTTCGGGCTGACGCGTATCTTGATGCCTGTGCGCAGGTTGAAGCCCTGGCAGCCCGGCTTGCTGACATTGAATCAAAGGAGCCAGAAGCATGAGTAATATCAAGGTTTTTTCAGGTGGCGTGAGGGCGGAGGTTGCTGCGGATCAAATGTGCCAAGAGACCAAGAAAACGATATATTCGTTCGCGGGCTGTATCCCCTTAGCCACTGCCATTGGTGTTCTGGATATTGCCAAGCATGAAATATTACAGGAGCAAACTAATGGCTGATTTTTCACAGGCCAGAATTGAAACCGTTACTCAAGGGCTGCGACCCATGGATGGCTCAGACGAAATGGACGCAGGCGTGACGCTTATCAGTGATATGTCCGACGAAATTGAGCGCCTGCGGGGCGCGCTGAAAGCTGCAGCTGGAGCGTTGGGTGACATCGGTGACGGTGAACCAGAGTGGCCAGACAAGCCTAAGAAGGAACTTAAATGGTGCCGCCGCCGCGCGCTAGAAGCGTTCAGGGCCGCTAATGCGGAAATCAAGATAGCAGCAAAGGGGCAGTCAAAGTGATTTGTTGGCTATTAGGGCACCGAATGGTTAGGTGGGCAACATCAAGCGGTGGCTTAACTGGTCGGACGTGGCAATACCTAAAATGCGACAGGTGTGGAAAGCATGTCTGCCTTGCGCCAAGAGGTCGTGTGAAAGTCAGCGACAGCAAAGCACAAAAGGAGCCGAAAGCATGAACTATTCACTGCCAGTTATCGCCGCGACAAAGCGGGTTTCGACTATCTTTGCTGAGGGGTGCGACCGATGCGATATTACGGATTTGGAATTACTAGAGACAAACGGCCTTATGGATCGGGGCGTGGTTGAACAGCCGTCTGACACGCTCGAAGAAGGTGACACGGCTTGGTTTTTCAATGCTAATGGTGACGCTCTGGTCGCAGCATTAAGGGAGAGTGAAGAATGACTGTTCAGGAATTGATTGATGAACTGCGAGACTTTGATGGTGATGTTGAGGTCGAAGTCACTATTCCTATTCCCGGCTTGGACGCAGAGCAGGTTCTGACGGATTTTACCCTGATATCGCAGAATGGCCGCTTCACCATTCACGCAACATCGTAGCACAAAAGGAGAGTGAATGATGCGAGAACCCTGTCCGAATTGCCGACGCCTAACATCTTCCGCACCTGAACCTTGTGAGGAATGCGCTGCTGAAATCAGACGCGCAGACAGGCTGTATTTAGACCTAGAGGAGGAGTGGGTAACACTTATGGTGGCCCCAATATTGACCAATGAGAAGGAGACTGGCCGTGGATGATGGGCGCGCTTTAATGCAAGAAATTAGCAACCGTGATCGTCTGGAACGGGCTTTTTCAGACGCTTACGAAATTGTCATGGGTGAACCTATGGAGTGGGCGAGTAACTACAATGAAGCCGAGGCGCTGGGGGATATGGAATTGAGGATGCGCCGCTATGAATTGAAGCCCGCGTTTGCAGCATTAAAGGAGCCGGAATAATGGGTAAATTCGCAGCGGTTGCGGGTAAGCCGACTGCCAGCAAAGAGCAAGGCGCGGAATGGTATTACCCTGCCGTCACTTGTGAGTATGGCAGGCCAAAGCGGTTGCCGCACGGGGGGCGACACGAAACACGCGGCAAGGCTAAGGCCGAGGCCAAGCGCATGATTGACGATGCACAAAAGGAGCAGTCAGATGCAGATTGAGACAATCACAGCGGAAGACATGAGGGAAATTGAGCACATAGCTGATGGCGGCTCATGGTGCTTGGATGGTCGCAAGGAGCGGCGATTGGCGCGCTTGGGTTATATCGAGACGCGACAGGGAAAATACGGGTGGTTTGCGACCGATAAAGGCACGAATATCATAGCTCAAAAGGGGCCTGAATGATGGCTGACATCAAGTGCATTCACCCCATGACTGGCTCAAAGGCATTCCCCAAGAGCGGTGGATGACCCCTTCTGTTGAAGGCCAACGTCAGCTCATGAAAAGCATCGAGCTCTAGAATAGGAATACCCCCACATGTCACTTTTTATCATGACCCCTAGCGAAGCCAGGGCTTCTGTCATCGAGTGCTTTGAGGCTGGCCTTGTGCCTTCTCTTGAATCATCTCCAGGAGTCGGAAAGTCTTCTCTCATTCACCAAATTGCAGCTGACTTTCAGCTTTGCGTTATCGACCTGCGCTTGAGCATGTGTGTGCCAGAAGACTTCATGGGCCTGCCATCTCGTGAAGGTAAGAAGTCAGTCTTCTCTCCCTTTGCCATGTTCCCTCTCCGCGGAGATCCAATCCCCAAAGGCTACAAAGGTTGGATCCTATTCTTGGATGAGTTCACGTCCGCTACAAAGGCCGTACAGGCTGCTGCTTACAAAGTGGTCCTAGACCGCATGGCAGGACAAGAGCACCTTCATGATGACGTGTTTATCGTCTGTGCAGGCAACAAATCCACAGATGGAGCCATCGTCACTGACATGGGTACAGCCATGCAGTCTCGCTTGGTTCACATCCAAATCGAACCATCCTTTCCTGAGTTCATCAAGCATGCCAACGAGAAGCTGTTTGATTATCGTGTGATTGGTTATCTGGAGAGCCAACCAGGAAAACTGCACGAGTTTGATCCAGATCATACTGACAAAACCTTTGCCTGTCCTCGGACCTGGGAGTTTGCTTCAAAGCTCATCAAAGGAAAGTCTTTTGAGCAGATCAATCTTCCTTTGCTTGCTGGCACAATCTCTGAAGGTGCAGCAGTCTCTTTCCATGCATTTCTGAAAGAGTATGAGTACCTGCCTAAGATCGAAGAGATCATTGCAAATCCTCAGTCTGCACCTGTCCCCGATCGCACCAGTACACAGTATGCCACAGCATCCATGCTGCTGGAGTACTTCACTAAAGACAACTTCAACGAACTGGCAACCTACATGAAACGGTTCTCAGCTGACTTCCAAGTTGTCTTTTTCCGTGGCATCGCTTCCCGCGATAAAACCATGGCTCGTAACCCTGAATATGCCACACATATTCAACACCTCACGAGGTTCCTCAATGATGATAACGCAGCTCTCGCGGCCTGATCGCATTACCTCTCAAGAACGTGCATCGCTTGATATGATGCTCTCCAAAACCAAGGGCCAGCTCTTCTTCAAACACCAAGCTGGTTTCCTTGGTTCTCTTGTTTGTAGCCATACGTACAAATGGGATCACACAGTAAAAACTGCCCAGAACAATGGTTCCACAATCACTTTCAATCCAAACTTCTATCTGGACTGTACACCTTCCGGCCGTGTCACTCTCTTGGCACATGAGCTTTGGCATACAGGCCGAGATCACTTCGGCCGCATGGGTTATCATGAACTAGAAGATTGGAACATCGCCTGTGACTATGTCATCAATAACGACATGGAAAACAACGGCTTTGACTTCAGTGGTATCCCTGTTCAAGGCTACATTGATCACTCTTTGGATCACATGTCGACTGAGCAGATCTACGAACTACTCCAAAAAGAACCACACAGAAAGCCTGCACCTTCTGAATGGGGGCCTGATTTGCTAGAACCTGAAAAAGGGAAAGGCTACGAGATCATCACCAAAGTGATCCAAGCCATTCAGTCTTCTAAAGCTACTAAAGATGCCGGCACATTGCCTGGAGAAGTCACTCTTTCGGTTTCCTCATTCCTCAATCCTGTCCTCAAATGGGAAGTTTTGCTGAACCGGTACTTCACTGATCTGAGCAATGATGACTACTCATGGAAGCGTCCATCACGTCGCTACGAAGACATGTATCTCCCTTCCCTTATGGGAGAGAATGGTCTCGAACATCTCCTCTACTTCTTCGATGTATCTGGATCAGTTTCGGATGCAGACATTGTACGCTTCAACTCCGAAGTCAAACATATCCACAAAACCTTGCGTCCCAAACAGCTCACCATCATGACGTTTGATACAAGCATCCGTGACATCTATGAGTTTGCTCAAGACGACAAGTTTTCAGAGATTGTTGTAGAAGGTCGAGGAGGCACCTGCCTTGAAGATGTCTACGCTGAGATTGTTAAGCGTAAGCCAACTGCAGCTGTCATCTTCTCAGATCTTTGGTGTTCTCCAATGGAGAAAAACCCCCGTGTTCCTGTTTTGTGGGTTGTTGTTGGTAACCCATCAGCACAAACCTCATTTGGTAAACAGATCCACATCAGTAACGAGTAACCTTTTTATGATTGAACAATTTTTACATGGTTCTCTTCTAAACATTACACCCCTCACTATGGTAAAAATTGAAGAAGATATGATTGGTGTATCCAGCTATGCCAGTTGCTTTGGATGCTGGATTGCAGTCCCTCCAGATCCCAAAACAGATACATCCAAGATCATCCACAAAGACCTTCTTTTGTTGGTCGCAATGGCTCGAGATCAAGGCTGTACTTGGATCTACCTAGACAACGAAGCTGAGCCCCTACAGGGCTTACCTACCTACAATACAGAATGGAGTACTCAGCCCGATCTTGGTCTGATGCTCTACTAAATCTCCCCTACACACTGGATCAATTAAACCTTGATCCGGTGTGTGGTGGTGTGGTTTGGTGTCAACACAGGCAAACATATTTTCGGGAACTCATATGATTATCAACGGTCAGAGGTTGCTCAAAGCAGCCCCCATTCAAGACATGCTTCACACCAAAGAGCGAGAGCATGGCGTCAGCCATGGTCTAGCGGAAGCAGGATATGACATCCGGCTCAAACAGAACGTTCGGTTCTTCCCCAACTACGATCAGGCCATCTGTGTCAGCGTTGATCATGCAACTCATGAGAAGAAGAATTTCACCATCGCATCTGCCATGGAGAAATTTCATATGCCCAGCCATCTTCTTGGTGTGGTTCACGACAAGTCCACATGGGCCAGACAAGGCCTCTCAGTGTTCAACACAGTCATCGAGCCAGGGTGGGAAGGCTACCTCACGCTTGAGCTTGTGTACCACGGTAGAGAGCCTCTGAACCTGCCTGCTGGCTGTGGTATTGCCCAGATCCTTTTTCACGAAGTCATCGAAACTGCTGCCTATGATGGAAAGTATCAGAACCAATCTGATGAGCCTGTAGAGTCAGTCTTCGAAGCATCTCCCCTCAAACCATAGAATCTGCCCAACTACCTCAAGCGTGAGATCAATCACATCTCCGCTTGGGGAATTTTTTCAAATTCTACGTCGGGAAAACATATGCAAAATCTTATTAATGAACGTGGTCGTCCGTCCCATCTCAAAAGCCGTATCCTTGATGTGATGAAAGACACCAGAGCGAGAACCACAACAGATATCTGTATGCGCCTTGAGCGTACCTCCCCAAGCCTGCGTTCCAGCACCGGTGAAGCACTCAACATGATGGCTGAGCAAGGTATCCTAGTGCGGGATGATTCACTCAACATACCCATCTGGCAACTCTCCCCTAAGATGGGAGATTATGATGCGGTTTTGCAATTTTACAAATATTCTGAGGAACCAGCAGAATGAATATGATGACCTACAAGACCTTCACGCATTCAGGCCAGCCTCAGATGCAGGTCGAAGTGATCCTGGCCTCACGTGCTGTCAATGTAGATGGCGATGACCAAGGACCACCCCTCTACACCATCCGTATGCGCTATCCGCGGATCATTCATGGTGAAGTCATGACCCATCGGGTGTTCTGTCTCGCAGGTGATGCCATGCTCGACTTTGATCTTCCCGGTGGTCAGCACGGCAAAAATACCCGGCGTGTTCATTCCATGAGCCTACGTGAGTTCGCTGACAAATGGATCAACGGTGCCGCAAAGGGCGCAACTTCTCGTCACAATGGTAAGACTCTTGATCATCTTGATGCCGCCAAGACTTACACGGCCAAAGAGATTGCGACTGAACTTGGTATGAGCGTTACGAGTAATCTCAACGCGCTGTGTCGCAAAGGTAAAATTTACGGCGCTCACAAGCGGGGAGGAAAGTGGTGCGCTTATGGGCGCTACTGGATGGACTGGCGTGAAAGCACCGGAAATCGTAGCTTTTCATTGAAGTCTCGTTTGTCCAAAATGCAAATCAGGCAGATCAACGAACGCACTGGAGAAGTGCAAACGTCTACTGTCAAGGACGTGATTGTCTCAGGAAAGAAAGAGGTTTTTCGCGTCTCGGCAGGGTCATTCTCTGTCTGTGGCTCAAAAGATCACCGCGTCTTCACTGACTCTGGCTGGAAGCGTATTGAAGATATTGTTCCAGGTCAGGATCAGATCATCACTTATCGTTACGGCGCAGGGGAAAATGCTGACCCCAACAGACACAATAAGATTGACGGTCAATGGGTTCAGACCTGGACACGTCAGAACCGCAGCACTATTGCGCAGCGACAGTATCACAAATGCGCCATTACTGGAGAATTGCTGGAACGGTCATTCCATCTGCATCACGTCAAACCACGGCATGAGCGTCCTGACCTGGCCTTCGACCTGGATAATGTGATCGCCGTCAATCCCGACGCGCATAAGGATCTGCATGAGACGCAGGGCTGGCAGATTGGAGTTCCCCTTGGATCAGTCGGCACGCTGGTCGATAGCATTTTAAGCGAAGGCGAATGCGATACTTATGATCTCGAAATCGCTGGAGAGTTTCCGAACTTCTTTGCCGATGGTGTAGTTGTTCACAACTCACGCAATGCTCGCAGCTCACGTGCTGTACCGGTCAAGACCATGCTGCTGGAATGCACCTCCATGCCGTTCATCCCTTGGCACTGGGGCAAGAACCAGAAGGGCATGCAAGCGTCTGAAGATTGTGATGAAGAAATCTATCTTCCTGATCCTTCCATGGATCCAGCTGAATGTTTTTACACTCAAAAAGAAGCATGGCTCGTAGCCCGTAATACAGCAGTGGAAGTTGCTGAAGCCTACATGGAAGCTGGCTATCACAAGCAGATCCCCAACCGTCTGCTGGAGCCCTTCTCTTGGATCGACACACTGATCACTTCATGTGAATGGGATAACTTCCTGTGGCTCCGTGATCATGCTGACGCTGAACCACACCTTCAGGATCTGGCACGTCTGGTGAAACAAGCCATCGACGATGCTGAAGTACAGATCCTGGAGCCAGGGGAATGGCACTTGCCTTACATCACTCAAGATGACTGGTATGGAGCTGCATCAATGGTAAAACTAGCTCCAGGAGTTCGGGCTAATACTTTCCAAGTTATGCCCGTTCTTCAGAAGATCTCAGCTGCTCGTTGTGCACGTATCTCCTACAAGCCTTTTGACGGTGATGCATCCTATGAGCGCGAGCTTGAGCGGTATGACATGCTGGTCAGCTCTGACCGTGTGCATGCCTCTCCACTGGAGCATCAAGCTACACCTGATCGTTTGTATGGAGGAGAAGCTTGGGAAAATGAGCATCTTCACGGCAACCTCTCAGGATGGGTTCAATTCCGTAAGACTGTACCAAATGAAAATCACGTAACTTAACTCCCTACCTGTGCCTAATTACCCCTCCCAGCACAGGCACCTGATCTCTCCCCTTCATCGCTAACCCCGATACCTACTAGGGGAGAGATCTTTTTTCTAAAGGTGAAGAATTTGGGGAAAGTGAACCAACAGCATTAGCTACTTTCACTTTCCTCAGACTCACTTTATCTTCTCCTAATGACCAAAAAGAACGAACCTTTGTTGGTGATTGATCTCACTCCCAGAGCTGATCATGCCACCAAACCTTCTGAGTTGATCCAGATCACAGGACATCAAGCACTCAGCTTGAATGCCCGTCGATCGATCACATTGCTTTGGCACAATGCCCATCAACAAGGCATTGAAGAAGGACGTGATTACACCATCGAAATAGACGATCTCATTGCTTCGAACCACAAAGGCTATGATGTGGTAGAGGAAGCTGTGGTTGCCCTCATGCAGGCGCTGATAACGGTCAAGCATCCAGATGGATCAACTACCCGTGTTCAATTCCTGGGTGGCAATGACATGGATTCCCCTACCCGTCCTGCCGGTGTCCTCACTTACAGCTTTGATAAGCGTCTCGTGAACATCCTCAGAAACTCTACCATCTGGGGAAAGATTTCACTTCCTGTCTTGGTGGCACTCTCATCAAAGTACAGCATCAGCTTCTATGAGCATGTCTCTCAATGGGCAGGCCTTACAAACAAAACCTCACAGGTACTTACGCTCGAAGAGATGCGTGCCATGCTTGGCGTAGAGGGATCCAAGTATCCCAGGTTCTCCGATCTCAACAAGCATGTCATCAAACCAATCTCCCAAGAGCTTAATGCTTTGGCTCAGTTCAACATCAGTGTCTTGCCCATCAAGACAGGCAACAAAGTCACCCATCTACGTATTGGCTGGTGGCTCAAAGACAAAGATGAAGTGAAAGCTGCATGGCAAGAGCTTCAACGATCTAAGGTTGGTCGAAGAGCACGCATATCTGATCAGGTTTCTTTGGTGTTGGAACCATCACCAAGCCTCAACAGAGTGACAAGAAATGGACTCAAACAGCTGAAGTAATCTCCCCAGATACCTCACCTTTGTTCCCCATATCTCTCACCTTTCCCCCCATATTCCTCACCAGACTCCCCATGTCTCTCACATTTGAGAGGTTAACCCACTGATTTATTTTGTGGATTCAAGCACTGAATCTATGAACCATGAACAAAAGAGAACGCATATGTCAGATATGAAAACCTACTTGCTGTGGTCTATCCCCATGAATGCCTGGGTTCGTACCTTGCCAACATCCTACACTGTTCACATCAGTGACGCTAAGCTCTTCACCTCAGAAGAGGCTCAGAAAGCTGTAGCGCATGCACATCATGAAGCTGCCGGCCGATTCCAACTTCCCCTTCTGCCTGTCATACTTTCTGATCTTCCAAAGACACTTTTGTCTTACGTAAATACGAAAGCAGGATAGAGGAGCCAACTAAGGCTCCCCATATTCTTCACCTTTGGATGTCTGGTGTACCGGTCTTCTTGTAGTGGTTCATCAACACTTCAAGCATTTCACCATTGGTACGTCTCTCGTGCAGACACATCATCCTAAACTCATCATAGGTCTCCGGCCGCATTCTTAGTGAGGTCTGCATCGTCTTTGGTGCTTCCCTACTCTTCCAGCGTTTTGTTGGTTCGGCAGTGGCAGTATCAAGCGGTGTGAAGTTCAAAGGTTTATGCGACATTGTTGGTCTCCCTCTTGGTGATCTCTTGGATCCATTCCATTGCTCTGTGCAGCTCCTCAACAAAGAGCTCAGCGTTGTGGATGGCTTTGGCTACCCCAGTGACTTCGCTCTGTTCCATGTCGTAGAGCGTGCCACCAATGCTGTGCAGAGATGAATATGCAGTCCGTCTGTGCAGCTCAGTTGTGAAGCTGCCTATCTTTTGTCGGACCTGATCGTTCAGAGAGCGTTCTAACCGTGATTTTACAGCCGCCTGGGTACGTGCAAAGAGGATCCTTACCGGTATCTCCCTACGCATGGCCTTGGCTTCTAAGAGCAGCTGAGAGAGTGTCTCGATGGCTCCCTCTGCATCGGGCTGTTCGTCTGACATTGGGATGATCACCAGATCACTCTCGCCCATGGCGAAAGCATTCAATCTGGTTGCTGCCCCTTCAAGATCTACAATGGTGTAGGCGTATTCTGCCTTACCTCGATCGATCTCATCATGGATGTACCTCTCCCCTTCGGAAGAAAATACCTTGAGATTGTCTGGTAACTGACCTTTATTGGCCCACGACATAAGCCGCTGTGCAGGGTCAGCATCAATCAAGCATACACGTTGGGCCTGAGCCAATGTGGTTGCGAGGATGATTGCAGATGTGGTTTTTCCTGCGCCTCCTTTCGAAGACGCAAATGTGATGACTGGCATCTAAGTTCTCCTGTTTTCCCATCTGTATTCATTCACAGTTTTACCTAAATGTCACCTAAATAATACCACACCACACCAAATCGTGTCGAACCACCTCATATCGTTAGATACTTTTTTCGGTTTCAGCCTCTAGAAAGGACCAAATATGTCTCTCTTCAAACTCCGTGATGGAGATCAAGCGATCATCTCAACCGGTGGAGTCCAGAAGCAGGTTAACCTGTACGAACGTAACGGGTATCTGTTTGCCGGTCTCTCAAACAACTCATTCATCCTGCTCAAGTCAGATGGATCCACATCCAAACCCAACACCTTCCTCATCCATATCGAGACAGACGTGCCGCTCTACCGTGGCTTGTTCAATCGTCTTGGAACCAAGGTAATTCCCAAAGCAGAGCTGCTTGATGATGATCTCAAAGCACGCCTGATGCTGGAGGCATAAGTCATGACTACCACGTTTGTACCTACCCCAGATCAACAGGCAGTTGCGGATCAGTTCTTCCAATTTCTCATGAGCGATGCACCTACCTTTGTTCTCTCAGGTGGTGCAGGTGTTGGTAAGACAACACTGATGCAGTACATCTCCAACAACGTGATGCAGACCTACCATGATGCCTGTACCTTGATGAATATCAAGCCTGAGTACCATGAAGTCTCTTTCACAGCGACCACCAACAAAGCTGCTGAAGTCCTCGAAAAAACCCTCAACAAGCCTGTTTCAACAGTGCACTCATTCTTAGGTGTCACTGTCAAAGAGAACCAAAAAACAGGTAAGACCTTTCTTGAACCAACACGTCAATATCGTGTTCGTCACAATCACATCCTCTTCATTGATGAATCATCCATGATCGACACACAGATGTATGATTTCATTATGGATGCATTCAAAGACAGTAAGATAGTTTTTGTGGGTGATCATGCTCAGATGTCTCCCGTAGGTGAAGAAATTTCACCGGTCTATCTGAATGTTGATAAGTCAAACTTTGCCTTCCTATCGAAGCCTGTCCGTAACGCGGATCAACCTGCTTTGATGGATCTATGTACCCAGCTGAGAAACACAGTTGAGGCAGGCGAGTTTCATCCCATGGTCGAAGTCCCAGGAGTCATTGACTATCTTGGACCGGAAGACATGCAGACTGCATTGGAGCATTACTTCAAGCTGCCCAATCCAGCTGTCCGGATCCTCTGCTACACCAACTCACGTGTGCAAGATTACAATGCATTCATCCGCGAGGTTCGTGGACTCCCACCAGAGTTCACAGCTGGAGATGAGCTTGTTGTAGCTCAGTCATACATGTCTGGAAAATTTGCTCTGAATGTCGAACGTGAAATTCTCATTACAGAGATTGAACCAGACACATACAATGCTCGCTATGCTGAGCTGACTGGAGACAGTAAAGACCTCACCTACAAGAAGTTTCATATCTCTCCTCCAGGCTCTCTTGGTGTCTCATCTCTGACATGTGATGTTGTGGATGATCCTGCTCAGCTCCGGTGTGTTCTACAGGCTCTCAAGCGTAAGAAACGCTGGCCTGAATTTTTCCAGCTCAAAAATCAGTTCCTGGATCTGCGAGATAAGTATGCCTGCACAGTCTACAAATCCCAAGGCAGTACATATGATACTGTGTTCATTGACTTGGGAAACATAGGCACTGCCCGCGATCCTGAGCAAGTCGCTCGAATGCTTTTTGTGGGGGTGTCTAGAGCAACCACACGGGTATTTTTCTACGGAAACTTACCTGCCAAATATCAAGGAAAGGTAGCGGCATGACTGTCTCAGAATTTATCACTGATCTTATCGAAAAGCTGATGCGAAGATCCGTCTCCAGGAGTGATGATGAGATTGATAAGCTCCATGACAAACAGCACGCTTTGACAGGAAACACCGATTTTCTGGTATCTGGTAGGTTTTATAGCCAACTCACAGGTGTATCGCGGGCTCTTGCTCGTAAGGTGCCAGCACATCCTTCCATCTTCCAAGATGCGTTTGATGCACATACAGAAAAGCTTGCTTTAGAGCGGGATGAACTCATCCTAAAACAAGGCCTGAAAACTCTGTTGGCTCCCTGCACAGGTTATCAAGATTTGCGTGATGCACTTCCTGATACAGTCATGCAGTTTCTCCCTGTCATCGCTGACTTTCCACGCACCCGACCTGAAGCGTACACGTTGATCGACATGCCTATGAAACTTCATAGCTATGAGTCAACAACGCTTCGGGTCATTGATCATTACCTAGCAAGCAGGATGCTCTTCTAATGGACTTCCAGACATTTACAGATCACGAGAACTCAACCTACCCCATCTGCATTTTGGCTCCCAAGCTTGATAGTGCAGGTATGACCAAAGAGTACCTCGACCCTTCTCTCATCGATCCTGAAGATGTCATTGCTTACCAGCTCTACACAACTGGCAAGAAAACCAAGGTAGTTGATCAGAAAGTCTTTCTCACTGACATGCTCGAATTGCTCAGTGAGATCGACACCAAGTACATCCTTGTCACTGACAGCGATTACTTCAAGACTCTGGTAGGCGTGGCTAAGGTAGATCCCTATCTTGGCTACGTCCTTCCAAACAAGTTCCCTGCCAGCATGGCTGGTCAGTTCAATGTCATCTTTGTGCCAAACTACCGTCAGGTCTTCTACAACCCGACACCTACCCGGGTACGTATTGCCTCTGCATTAGACGCTCTGTGGAGCCATATGAAAGGCACCTACCAAGAACCAGGGCATGACATCCTCAAGACTGCTGAGTACCCTCACACCCCTGCTGACATCGCTGTATGGCTCCAGAAGCTTATGGACATGCAATGTCCTTTGGCCTGTGATATTGAGGCCTTTTCTCTCAAGCACTACAGTGCAGGTCTTGGCACCATCAGCTTTGCTTGGAACCAACATGAAGGCATTGCCTTTGCCATCGACATGGGAATTCATGGTGAGGCTGTACGCAAACTCCTCGTCAAATTCTTTTGTGAGTTTGAGCAACCTCTCCTGTTTCACAACATCAGCTACGATGCCACAGTCTTAATCTACCAGCTCTTCATGGAGCATTTGATAGATACCAAAGGTCTGCTCAATGGTCTCGAGATCATGCTCTCAAATTGGCATGATACCAAGCTCATCTCCTATCTCGCCACCAACACTTGTGCCGGTAACAAGCTGGGTCTCAAAGATCAGGCTCAAGAGTTTGCCGGCAACTATGCCGTTGAAGAGATCAAGGACATCACCAAGATACCTTTGCCAGAGTTGCTTGAGTACAATCTCATCGACGCATGCTCCACGTGGTACGTGTACCATAAGTGGTGGGATAAGATGGTGGCAGATGATCAGCTGGAACTCTACGAAGAGATCTTCAAGCCAGCAATCATCGACATCATCCAAATGCAGCTGACAGGTATGTCTATCGATATGAACCAAGTGGCTCAGGCCAAGGTTCTTTTGGAGGTGGATCGAGACAGTGCACTTGAGCGTATCTATCAAGAACAGCACATCCAAGATTTCACCTACATGCTTGCTGAAAAGTGGGTAGAGAAGCGGAACAATGAGCTTAAAATCAAGCGTGTTGTTCTGGCTGACTACCCCGACAAATTCAATCCCAACAGTCCAGATCAGCTGCAGAACCTTCTGCATGAACATCTTGGTCTACCGGTCATTGAAAGAACCAAAACCAAACAACCAGCCACCAAAGCTGAAGTGCTTGAAAAGCTCAAAGCCTACACTGAAGATTCTCACATCATTGATCTCATCAATGCTCTGTTGGATTACAAATCAGTGGACAAAATCTACACCACCTTCATCCCTGCGTTGGAGAGTGCTGTAGAAGGTCCAGATGGATGCCATTACCTCTTCGGTAACTTCAACCTGGGTGGTACGGTTTCCTGTCGACTGAGCTCTTCAAATCCAAACCTTCAAACCATTCCTGCCACAGGAACCAAGTATGCCAAGCTGATCAAGAGCTGCTTCACTGCTCCTGACGGTTGGCTCATGATTGGATTGGATTTCAACTCTCTCGAAGACATGATCTCCGCTCTCACGACCAAAGATCCTAACAAGCTAAAAGTCTACTTGGATGGGTTTGACGGACACTGTCTGAGAGCTCAGTCTTACTTTGCTGAGCGTATGCCTGATATCGAAATAGCCCCTGAAAATGCAACTTGCTATAAAGCGAAAGTAGGTAACACCAACATTTACTTCCACTCTGACGAGGATGTAGAGTATCTGGGCAAATCAATGAAAGGAGCAGAACTGTATGAGCTACTTACCGGTAGTTAATTATGAAGGGCTGTACGAAGTCTCTACGCTTGGTACGGTACGTTCAGTAGATCGGTCAACATTAGGACGTGATGGATCCATCTATCCCTTTAAAGGCAAAATTTTGCGTCCTTCTTCAAATAAACAAGTTGAATATCTTCAGGTCAGTTTGTGGAAATATGGGAAAGGCACATCACACTACGTCCATCGTTTAGTGGCTGAAGCCCACATCCCAAATTCTCTAGGATTGTCTGAAGTTAACCATAAAAATGGGAACCGTTTTGATAACTCAACACACAATCTTGAGTGGGTAAACTCTTCAGGTAACAGCCAACATGCTGCCGATACTGGACTACGGACATACACCAATCGAATGACCAAAGATGAATTCTTTGACTGCTTGCAATCTGTCATTAATGGAGAATCGTATTGGTCACTTTCACAACGTGTTCCGTATAAAGTTCCTTACCTGTCTGTAAAACTTAGACGCATGGCAAAAGAGCTAGGCATTGAAGGAGATTTAAATGAGTCCCTACGTTTTCAACGCGTACAAAGAGCGAGGATAAATGGTGCTAAAAATCAACCAAACCATAAGTGAAGTGACTGAAATTTCTGTTTTACGTCATGACAAAGAACGGGTTAATTCAACTAAAACATTGTATTCAGAGGAGCGCCAAGAGAGCAAGATGCCAACCTTCGCTCTCACTCTCTGACCCCCCCTAGTAAACTAGGGGGGGGATGAGAGAAATGAACTTACCAAGGAACCTACATCACCCTGATGGCAAAAGGTGGCTTCTCTAAAGTTGTCGCTCAGCAGATCGAGCACAAATATCACGAGCTCTACAAAGTGAGTGATGAGTGGGTAGCAACCAAGCTCGATGAAGCCTCACGTACAGGCTATGTTAGTGCTGCCTTTGGTTTGCGTGTTCGCACACCATTGCTCCACCAAGTTATCCGCGGTAATTCTGCAACACCCTATGAGGCAGAGGCCGAAGGCCGTACTGCCGGTAATGCTTTGGGTCAATCTTGGTGCTTGCTCAACACACGAGCTGCTTCTGAATTCATGAAGACAGTCCGTGCAGGCAAACACAGACTACAGATCCGACCGATCGCTCACATCCATGATGCGCAATATTATCTGATCCCTGATGATATTGAGATCTTGCAGTATGTGAATAAACATCTGGTCAAGGCTGTTCAGTGGCAAGAACACCCTGATATTGCACATGATACTGTCAAGCTTGGCGGTAACTTGAGCATCTTCTACCCCACCTGGGCTCAAGAAATTGAGTTGCCAAATCATGCTTCGGAAGACAGTATCCGAGACCTTGTCTCTGAAGCAGCATAGCACAAGGAAATTTTATATGACTCCCAAAAACCATCTTTACGCAGCCATGGTTGCTCATGAGGCAAATCGTGCATGGTGCGCTGCAAACGGTGATATGAACCAACCAACATGGGAGGAAGCTCCTGTTTGGCAACAGATTAGCGCCTTGAATGGTGTTCAGTTTCACATTGACAACCCAGACGCTGACGACAGTGCATCACATAATAACTGGATGGCCCAGAAGATTTCAGAGGGTTGGGTGTATGGTAAAGAGAAAAATCCTGAAGCTATGCCACCTACACACCCCTGCATCGTTCCATTCGATCAGTTGCCAAAAATCCAGCAAACCAAAGATGCATTGTTTCGCTGCATCGTTCATGCTGTCATTAAATAAGGAACCAGCATATGCTTGACGACCACCGTAACCCAAAGCCCCGTAAAGGCTCTTCCAAATCTCATTTCTTTTTGGCAGCCGTTAAGGTCATCTACACAAAAGATGAGGTTCTCAAAGAACGTACCCTGAACGTTTTGCTTGAGTTGGAGACGCCTGAAATTACCCAACAGGTTCTTCGTGATACCCACAATGCTGCTCTCTCTCGTCTTGAGACAGAGACAGGCATTCCCAAGACAGATGTGAAAGACACCGTCTTTGAAAACTTCCCTTACCTGGGTCACATGAAGCCGGAGGCATTTCATGCAAAAAGCTCCTGATATTTTGGAGACTGCCCGTGATGCCATTGCCGATCGCGCTTCTCAACGTGATGATGAAGGCAAAGCTGAACGCTCTATGGCTGCGGCCGTAGATGCTTTCAATGCGCTCAACGGAACATACCTCAATGAGACCCAAGGATGGATGTTCATGGCTATCCTGAAGATGTCTCGTGCACGTCAGGGCATGCTCAACTTGGATGATTATGTTGATGGTGCTGCCTACTTCGCTTTGGCAGGTGAGTCAGCTCAAGTCATCTATGAAGAGCCAGTTTGCGTCAGCGTATAATAAACCACACCACTCTAAACCACACCAAAACAGGAGCCAGACACCATGGCACAGATTACCAATATCAGTGGAATTTCTTTGCCTTTGGCTGTCTGGCTTGCTGCTGACGGATATGACTTCTTCCCCGAAGGTAAGTCTATCTCAGCCACTGCTCTTCTCAAACCAGTGCGTCAGATCTTGCTTCGAGAGCGTCTCTCTCCTGAAGCACGTCAAACCCCCGATGTATCAGACTTCATTGCATCCCGCCTTGGTCACACCATTCACGATGGGATTGAGAAAGCTTGGATTCATGACTACGCCAGCTCTTTACGCAAACTCGGCTATCCACAGTCTCTGATCGAAAAGGTCAAAATCAATCCAACCGACCTTGTAGAAGGTGAGATTCCCATTTGGCTGGAGCAACGTGGTTCCCGTCAAATTATGGGATACACTTTGTCTGGTAAGTTCGACATGGTGCTTGAAGGCACATTGCAGGACTTCAAATCCACATCCGTATACAGCTGGATGCTTGGATCCAAAGATGAAGATTACTGTCTGCAGGGTTCAATCTATCGGTGGATCCATCAAGACAAGATTACCGAAGATCACATCAACATTCAGTTCATCTTCACAGACTGGTCACGTGCACAATCTAAGCAGAACCCCAATTACCCTCAACAGAGAGTCCTGGAGCACCGTGTAGAGCTCATGTCCCTCTCTGAGACGGAAGCCTGGATCAAAACCAGACTTCGCCATCTAGAGGCCTCTGCAGAGCTCCCAGAGGAATCCCTGCCTGAGTGTACCGATGCTGAACTGTGGCGCAGTGCTCCTGTCTACAAATACTTCTCTGACCCATCCAAAATCTCAGGACGTGCCACCAAGAACTTTGACGACATCAACGAGGCTAATCGTTTTTGTGCTGAAAAAGGCAAAGGCATTGTCATCACAGTCAACGGCAAAGTGAAAGCATGTGCATACTGCCCAGCTTTCCCCATATGTAGCCAGAAGGATAGATACGAGCATGCTTGATCTTGAACAAGTTCCCCATCACCATGCCATTGAAGAGATCACGCAAGTCCTATCGACAAAGACCCAGAACAACGACAAGGCCTTTTTCCGTGTAATTGTCGCTTACTCTCTGAGCGTCATTGCCTCTTCCATGCGTACCACCATCAACACCAAAGACCGTGGTAACATACCGGTCAACACATACACTCTGGCCCTGTCACCATCTGGCACAGGCAAAGGTTTCTCCCTGGGTATTCTCGAGAATGAGATCGTGCACGGGTTCCGTCAGAACTTTGTTGAAAATACTCTGCCAGATATCGCTCAAAACAACATGTGGTCTATCGCCACAAAGCGTGCTGTGCGTAAGCAAACTGATGAAAAAGATGAGTTCACTGGTCTGCAAAAAGAGTACAACGATACCGGTGCCTACCCATACAGCTTCGACAGTGGCTCAGCTCCTGCCATCAAACAGGTACGGCAAAAACTTTTGTTGGCTGGTGCCGGTGCAATCAACCTTCAGATCGATGAAATTGGATCCAACCTGATTGGATCTACCGAAGTCCTCAACACATACCTTGAGCTTTACGATCAGGGCATGATCAAGCCTAAGCTGACAAAGAACACGGCCGACAACAAACGACATGAGGAAATTGAGGGTAAAACCCCCTCAAACATGCTCCTGTTTGGTACACCTTCAAAGCTCTTGGATGGTGGAACCACAGAGGATGCTTTCTACTCTTTCCTCGAAACTGGTTACGGACGACGTTGTATCTTTGCCATGGGTCATCCTGAACCAGCAGCAAATGATGCATCTGCAGCAGAAATCTACGCATCATTGATCAATCCAGCCAATGAAATGATGGCTGCTAAGTGGGCCAGCCATCTGACCTCACTGGCAACTCCAGACAAGTTCAACTGGTCTTTGGATGTGGCTGATGATGTTGGCATCGAGTGTCTGCAATATCGTATCTTGTGTGAGCGTGCAGCTAAGGAACTGCCTCTCTATGATGAGATCCGTAAAACAGAAATGTCACACCGCTACTTCAAAGCAATGAAGTTGGCCGGCGCATTGGCCTTCATTGATGAAAGCTTCTCCATTGAAATGTCTCACCTTCACTCTGCCATCAAGCTGGTGGAAGAATCCGGTGCAGCATTTCAAAAGCTTCTCACCCGTGAAAAACCTTACATGAAGCTGGCACATTACGTTGCCAACTGCGGTCAAGAAGTCACGCATGCTGATCTCCACGAAGCTCTACCTTTCTACAAGGCAAGCGCATCAGCACGCTCTGAGATGATGACCCTGGCAACAGCCTTTGGCATCCGTCAGCACATCATCCTCAAAAAGACCTTTGTAGATGGCATCGAGTTCTTTACCGGTGACACTCTCAAAGAGACTTCATTGGATCAGATTGATGTCTCTTACTCCACGGACTTTGCCTACAACTATGGGCATGAGCGTGTACCCTTTGACCAGCTTCATAATCTCGTCACAGAGCCTGGATACCATTGGGCAAATCACGCTTTTGTCAAAGAGCATCGGGCAGAAGAGAATGTGATCCAAGGCTTCAACATGGTTGTGTTGGATGTTGATGGTGGCGTTCGTATCGACATGGTTCATGAACTCCTCAAAGAGTACACGTTCATGACCTACACGACAAAGCGTCATACGGATGCAGAAAACCGTTTCCGTATCATGCTGCCGATCAGTTATGAGCTTTCGCTTGATCGTGATGACTACCGCGACTTCATGGAAAATATCGTGAAGTGGCTCCCATTTGCCGTTGATGAAAGCGCGAACCAGCGTTCCCGCAAATGGATGTCTAACGATAAAGCGATCGTCTATTACAACACGACTGATCGGCTTCTTGATGTCCTGCCCTTTGTTCCCAAAACAGCAAAGAATGAACAGTTCCAAAAGGAATTTGTGAAGCTGGAGTCTCTGGACAATCTTGAGCGTTGGTTCGCTGAGCGTATCGCCAGTGGCAATCGTAGCAACCAATTGATCAAGTTCGCCCTGGCTCTCGTGGACAATGGTATGACCTACAATGAGGTTGAGCAAAGCGTGCTCAACTTCAATCGCAAGCTTTCCGAAGGGCTTGACGAAAGTGAGTTGCGTAGAACTGTCCTCGTGACAGTCGCAAAAAGGTTGCAGGGACTGCCGTAGTAGGTGGGAGGGCTCCTACCCTACCTCGAACGTCTCTGTAACGCTCCCTGCCTGTCCTACTTTGGCAGGGAGCAGCAATCTCAAAAGGAACCACTATGAGTAAATTTGCCCGTCTTGAGGTCGTAGATGGATATCAAATTTTGTTTGAAGTCATTCTCCAAGACAAAGCTGGTGATGACGTTGGCCTCTATGTGCGTATCCGTCGTGATCACGAATCCCACTCCATGCTTACCTACTTGGGTCCATACCCACCTGAAGATGAATCAGCAGTTGAGCATGTCATGTTCAATCTTGATGCTGAAGAGTTCGCAGGGATCATGGATTCAGGCGTAAACAGACTCAAAAATTAGGAACCAATATGACAGATGTACCTACCCAGAACGATCAGCTTTTCCTGATTTCGGGTGAAAGCGCTACAGGTAAATCCGCAAGTCTACGTCACCTTATGGGTGGACCACGTGTGATGTATCTCAACTGTGAATCCGGTAAAAAGCTGCCTTTCCGGAATGACTTTACCAACATGACTGTCACCGATCCTTATCAGATCTATGAAGCTTTCGAGCATATCGATGGTGATGGTGCCGGTGAGTTTGATGTGGTTGTCATTGATACTCTCACCTTCCTCATGGATATGTTTGAATCGATCCACGTGATCGATTCTGCTGACACCATGAAAGGCTGGTCAAAGTATCAGCAATTCTTCAAAAAGCTCATGCAAGAGTATGTTGCTTCCTGCCCTCTTCCTGTCATCTTTACAGCTCATACACGTTCAGAGTTGAATGAAGCTAAGATGATCATGGAGACTGCTGTACCTGTCAAAGGTGCTCTCAAAAACAATGGCCTAGAGGCATACTTCTCGACAGTTGTTTCTTCGAAGAAAATGTCTCTGAAAGCCCTCGAAAAGTATAAGTCAAAGCTTCTGAACATCACTGAAGAAGATGAAGCACTTGGCTTCAAGTATGTCTTTCAGACACGCTTGACCAAAGAGACTGTAGGGGAACGTATCCGCTCTCCTATGGGCATGTTCACTGCTGCTGAGACCTACACAGACAATGATGCTCAGCTTCTACTTGACCACCTGCGTTCGTTTTACGCATAGTCTCACTCCCTGAGACACCACACCATCCCACCCCACATCACAATCAAAGGAAAGATGTATGTCCTCTAATCCATTCGCCAAAATGACCACTGAAGGTCTTGAAGAAACTCAAGACACACTTGGTGGTTTCGCCCCAGCACCTTCAGATGTCTATGCTGCTACAGTCACCATGGCATATGCCGGTGAAGCATCCAGCGGTGCTCAGAACGTCACCATCATTGCCAAGGCTGGAGCCACTGAGTTCCGTGAAACGATCTATGTTACCAACAAGAAAGGTGAAAACTTCTACACCAAAGACGGTAAGAAGAACCCTCTCCCAGGGTACACAACC